ATGTGTCTACATAATAAAAACCATCATCTTTTCGTTTATTAGTAACTACATCGTGCCAAATCTTACCTTGATGAACTGTATCATACATACCCTTCCAATATTTTTTAGGTTGTGTACCTGAATTAACTATAACGTGATCTCTTCCTTTAACTTCTTCAAATTTCCAACCAGATACCTCTTCAAACTTTTCATTTACATATGTTATCTTTGCTTTTGAATCTGCTTTAGTAACAATTGTTGCTTCTTGTATAAAATCTTCAAATCGTTTGAACGAATGTATTTGTTTATCCAATTCTTCAGTTACTTTTTTCTTCTTATATAAAAACTCACTAACTACTTTAAAAAAAGGAGGCATAAAGAATATTACACAACCCCAACCAAATTTAGCTAATTCTAAAGAGGGTTCACATAACCCAAATACAATACAAGTTTGTACTGCAAAGAAGGTTAACATAATAATGCCTGCAATTGCTAAGGAAATTTTGGCATTAAGTGATATGCCATCTAAAGCACTCATTTTTTACAATTCGGATTTTTTGAATCCACATTTACCGAAGAACCATTTTGAAGGACAAAAACCTGTCCATACTCCAACGTTCAACATAAATGTTACAAAAATTACTATACCCCAAGACTGTGTAAAATATCCTGTGAGCAATACAAATGACATTAAAAGATACACCATACGCGTATCAGTAATACTATTTAATAATTTTTTCATGATCTTTCGCCTTTATGTTTATCGATTTTATCTAAAATAATGTTTAATAACTCATTTTTGATAAAACCTGCCATAGAAGCATTTTTAAGAGCAGACATTAATTGAAAAACTATAAATGGGGTAATAACTGTTTCACTTAACCAACTAGTACCCTCAAAACCTTTTTCAATCATTAGAATTGCTGTAAGGATTATTTCCCATGTTGCTAATGATTTTAATACTTTTAGGGCTTTATAGGTTTTAAATCCTTCTCTTTTGATGCCGGCTATTACACCAAAAAATCCATCTAATAGAAGTACAGCAGCAACCGCTAGATATTGTTCTGCATTAGCCATTGTTAAATCCATAAAATAGGAACAAATAAATCCTATTGATGCTGATCCAGCTATTGTTACTTTCATGTATGTCGATTTGATCATCTTTAGTATAGGGTTATAGGTTGTATAAAATTAATTCTAATACGAATCCATAATCTTTATATCCAAAATAATGATTTAAATTCTTTTGTTTTATAAATATCTTCTAACTCTTTCATTACAAACTTACCAGCATGTCCATCAACTCTTGTTGTGGGAACATATCTACTTTATCTTTTCTAGTATTAGTATGAGTCCAAAGACCTTTTACTCTTCCGTAATAAGCATCTTCGTTAAATTCGAATGCATCAGCACCTTTTTCTTTAATTAAGGCAGGTAAACCAGCTCTTACATCAATATTATCTCTTTCAGCAATCCATAAAATCCATTTATGTAAAGCTTCAATTTGAGCATCTGAGTAACGATGCCATAATTTATGTCCTCTAAATTCTTTATCTAATTCTACAATCTGTGAATCTGCGACTGTAGTACCTGCATAGGTTTTACCATTTACTATATAACCAAAATTACATACTTCAATACCAATTGAGTTTACATGCATTTTTTGAGAACCGTTTTTACCTAAGTGCCAGCCATAATTTCCTTCTGGGAATGCTTGTACCATTTCTCCATTGTACTTATCATCATTTCCTTTTACGGAGGGGCCTCCTAATACGAATTCTGTAGCTACTGCACCTCTTGAATCTCTACCCCAACTATCAATTGTTTTGTATGGGTTGTGCCAACCTGCTGTATGGTGTAAAAATAACCATTCAGCATTAATAGGGCCTTGTTTATATTCGCCTACTGGGAGAAAATGTTTGTTAATTACTAAACCATTATCTGTTGTATAAACTTTTTCAGAAGCATCTGTAGTAGCTAACCCCATTGCATCCCATGTAGCAGGACCTACAATACCATCAGCAACTAAATTATTATTAGCTTGCCATTTTTGAACAGCAGCTTTAGTTCCTACACCAAAGATACCATCAGCATTAATATTTAAAAATTCTTGAAGTTCTTTTACTTCTTTACCTTTAGATCCTAATTTTAAAACCATTATTCTTCAGTTTTTTTAGTAAAAATTTTAGTAATACCATCAATACCAAACGAACCTAAAGTAATAATTACGAAGGAATTGAAAATAGTATCAGTAATTAATAATTCTTTACCTAATGCACCCGTGATAATATCAGCTGCGGCAAATATTACCATTACTGCAAATGAAGAGAATCCAACGATATTCTTTTCGTTAAGATCATTACTGTCTTTGAATATATCTCTAAATGCCATAAGTTTGTTTTTAATAAAATTCATCAGGAAAACTATTAGGTGGAACGTTTTATTATAAATACAAAAAAAAGGAATGCTATTGCATCCCTTTTCTAAAAACAATATTTTTTCTTTTTATTTGCTTAATAAGTTTTTTACCCAAGATTTAGCTAAATCCCAATTTCGTGTAGCAAATACACCAAATGCGAATCCAGCATAAATTTTATAGCCAAAGGCCCATAAAATTAAACCTGCGATAAGTCCTAAAACTCCTTCGATTCCATTAGCTACGATCCAACCTTTAACAATTGTAAAGATTTTCTTAATAAAATTTAATACATTTTTCATAATAAGTTATTTTAATATGTTAATACATATTGTTATCCTTCACAACTCAAACAACCATCACTAATTCTTGAACCTAAATCTCCTTTAATTACTGAATCTGTTCTTAAGTAATACAAAGTTTTAATACCTAATTTCCATGCTTCCATATGAACTTGATTAATCCATCTTGGAGAATCTGTTGGAGCAAACGCTAAGTTAAGTGATTGAGTTTGGTCAATATATTTTTGTCTAATTGCTGATTGTCTAACTAGTTCTAACTGGTTTATTTCAGCAAATGTTAAATATACTTCTTTTTCCTCTTCAGTTAAAATATCATTAGGGATGTTTTGAACTGAACCATCATCTGCTAATATTGTATCCCAAATTTTAGAGGTATTTTTTCCTTTACTTTTTAGTAATTTTTCTAGTTCAGGATTTTTAACAATAAATGTTCCTTTAGCACCGTTAAATACATAAACATTTGCTGGTTGAGGTTCAATACCTGCTGAGCAACCATTGATACGTGAGTTGGAAACTGTAGGGGCAATTGCCATTAGGTGAGTATTTCTCATTCCTGTTCCTTTACACCATAAAGGTTCTCCAAACTCAATAGCCATTTTACGAGATGCTGCTTCTGCTTTAGATTTAATGTCATTAAAAATAGTATGTGTCCAAGCAGTAGAAGCAATTGAATTAAATGGTAAGTTTTTCTGTTGTAAAAATGTATGCCAACCCATTACACCTAAACCAAGTGCTCTACCTTTTTTAGCATGTCTATGAGTACGAATCATTGAATCTTTTCCATTTGTTTTATCAATGAATTCTTGCATTACACCATCTAGAAAATATGTTGCTAATTCAACTGTATCTGTATCTTTCCATTCATCATATTTTGCTAAGTTAAGTGATGATAAGCAACAAATAAATGAATGTTCTTCATCTGTAAATAATGTAATCTCGGAACATATGTTGGTCATGGTAACATCTAAATTGTTCATTAGATATGCCATTGGGTTTACTTTGTTTACATTATCTTTAAACATGATATATGGCTCACCTGTTTCAACTCTTGATTTAAGAATTTCTAACCATAAATTCATTGCCTCTTGATCTCTATCATTTAATTTTTTCATGAAAGAATCATCAACAACAACACATTGATGTAGATTAAGACATTGTCTATTTACATCACCTTTTGGTCTACGAATTTGTAAAAATTCTTTAATATCAGGATGATTAACATCTAAGTTAACTGAGGCTGCTCCTCTTCTAACTGAGCCTTGGTTGGTAGCTATGATTGTAGAGTCATAGATTTTAGCCCAAGGAACTACCCCTTCTGATTTACCATTTCCTGTGATTTCAGTTCCACGTGGTCTAATTCTACTTAATGAGATTCCAACTCCTCCTCCGTAAGATGTAAGACGCATAAGTTCTGCGTTTGTTAATCCAATTCCCCGAATACTATCAGGAGTATCAATACCAAAACATGATATAGGAAGCCCACGATCAGTACCTGTGTTTGATAGGACTGGTGAAGCAAGTCCAAGCCATCCATTCCAAATAATTTTAAAATATTTGTTAGCTAAATCTGGTCGGTTTTGTCTTTCAGCAATTGCATTAGCTACTCTTTTATATGCTTTTTTAGGAGTTTCTCCAGGCAAAAGATAACCTTTAGAAATTGTAGATAAAGCTACTTCATCCATATGTTCAGGATAATCTTTACCTCGTTCCCATTGTTTGTAATCTGCTATTAAATTGTTATCCATTTTTTAAAATATATCATTTGCGTTCCACTCCATATGACCCTTAGAATAATTTGTTACTCTATTTGCAAAGAAATCTGTATGTTGTTTTCCTGCAGATAAAGCATCAAACCATTTCATTCTTTCTAAAGATGTTGGGTCAATTCCATCTATAATTCCTTTATATCCTAAATCACCTAGTTTAGTATTTACTCTATGTTTGATAAAGTTTGTTAAGTCATATTTTGAACATCCTTCCAAATCGCCCATCTCATATACCTTTTCAATAAAATCAAGCTCTAATTGTAAAGATAAAAGTGCTGCTTCATTTATTGCTGCCTCTAGTTCAGGTGTTTTAAGTGATGGATGTTCTTCTATCATTGTTCTAAATAGCCAACAACCTGCATTTGAATGTAAAGATTCATCTCTAATTGACCATTCAACTATTTGACCAACTCCCTTAAGTCTATTTGTTAGTTTAAATGAAAGTAATACTGCAAATGAACTAAATAAATTAACACCTTCAGTAAATGCTGAGAATATAGCTAAAGATTTTGCAGCTTCATGCCAGTCAGGTTCACCTTTAAAACTATCCCTAACATCCATTAAATTTTCAATTTTAGCCATTGTGGTTTCATCTTCCATAAATTCACTAAAATCATCTAAACCTAATGTTTCATTTAGTAATGAGTATGCTTCAGCGTGAATAGTTTCCATAGCACCAAACGTTGTTGCCATTGCTACAATTTCAGGTTTTCTAAACCAACTTGTTACTAATCCTGTCCAATAATCATTTACTACAGTTTCAGTTTGTGCAAATCCCTTTAAAATTGAACCAATAATATTTTTTTCAACTTTACTTAAGTTTTGATTCCAATCTGTTAAATCGTTTGCAAGTGGTACCTCTGTAGGTAACCAATGTGCTTGATTTTGTTGGAGCCAATAGTCTGCTGCTTGTTGGTACTCAAAGGGTTTATAAGGGATACGTTCTTTTAAAATGTCTTTTTTCATTTTTAATTAAGAGTTAAGTTCAAAAAATGCTCTTGATAAATGTTCTTTATCAAATTTGTCTATGTTAAGTGAACTGGATGAACTTGAGGAGGAAGAAGGAGGAGATGAATCTTCATCATACTCCTGGGTTATTTGGAAATGTCCTGTTGAAGTATCTGCTTGGATTTGATAGGTAATCCCATCCATTCCATAACGGTTCTTCATTATGTGGAATCTTCCTGTATTATTTACTTTATCTTCTTTCTTCCTGGAGAGTGAGATTGCAACATCTGTAATCATCATTTTATCGTATGATCCTGCGGCCTTATCACCCTCAATTATATCATCCTTTGAGCCAGCTCTATTAACTTGGGATACACTCCAAATTGGTGTGTTAAGTTCTCGAGCTAAACCCTTGGTGCTTGTATAAATATCATCAATTTCAAACTTACGATCTGTAGAATTACGTTTTGATTTTAAAAGGTCAACATAATCAATGATTATTAAATCTGGTTCAAGTCCTAGTGATTTGAGTTTTTGTATATGTGCTTCAATAGTTGTAATAGTTGCACGTCCTGTTGGAAATTCTTTAATAACTAATTCACCTTCTAACATCTCAACAGTACTTTCAACTTTATCTCTTTCCTCTGAAATTTTATTTACTGGGATATGGGTAAAGAAAGAGTCATATCTTCTCCCAACATAATCTTCTCCTAATTCTAAAGTATAATGAACTACATTATAACCCATTTTAACAGCAAACCCACCTAATGCAACTAATGACCATGATTTACCTCCACCTGGGTTACCAAATATTAGACCAAAGTCTCCATTTCCTAACCCACCTTGTATTAACTCATTTATTTCAGGCCAAGGAGTAGGAATAGTAATTCTATTATCTTCACGGTATCTAGACTCAACATCTTTATTATATTCATGTCCTATATTTTTATCTTGTCCTGCTTTTAACGCGCCTTCAACCATTAGTTTAATAGAATCATAATCACCTGCTTGGAGTAAATCTACGGATTTAAGTAATGCTTTTTTAAGTTGCTGGTTTTTGCAAAATGTAGAGAATTCTTCTTTTACATACTCTAAATCTTCTTCAGATGATTGATATGCTGCTCTTAACTGTTCTTTAATTGAGATTTGTAAAACTTCATTTTTTATCTTTTTTAATTCAACTTTTAAAATATCCATACTCGGGGTAGTATGATATTTTGCATAGTATTTTAAAATATTTTTAATGATCCATTTATTTGCATCACTTCCAAAATCATTTTCATCTAGAATATCATGTATGTTAACAAGAAAATCTTTATGAGTAAGGAGGGATGAAATAACCTTTATTTGGAACTGAGGTCCATATTGATCTATACTTTGTAATGTCAAAACTTATTTTTTTAATGTTAATACTTATTTTAAACTTTCAAAACGATCTTTTAACCATACGTTAACATTTCTAATTAAATTCCCCAACCTATCTTGTTCATACATTTTAAGGAAATGTTGAGGATGATATTCAGGTTTATAATCTGCTACGTACTGGTCTATGTATTTTTTATCCTCTTCATCTATCATTGGTTTTTTAAGATCCATTACTTTATATCTCTTCTCTAATGCTCCAGGATCACTTAAAACTCTAGCATATATAACATGATCTTTTAATTTATTTTCACTTATTAAAAGTAAATCATCTAAACTTATCTCATCTCCTTTTAATTCAGGAAACATCTTATATAGTTTCTTTGGTCCTAATCCCTTAATACCTGGAATTTTATCAGAATTGTCTCCCATTAAAACTTTATATAAAATAAAATTATGGGGTGGTAAACCAAATTTTTCTTTTACCAAATTTTCTGTAAAATACTTTTTTATTATTGGAGAATAAACTATAACTTGCTTATTAACTAATTGAAGATAATCTTTATCGCTAGATACGATAAAAATTCTATCATTTGGATCTTGTGGTAAAGTACTACTTAGATATGCTATGATATCATCTGCTTCTACTTTATCAATAGATAAAGACCTAACTGGGAGGGTTTTGATATATTGGATGATTCTAACAAGTTGATCAACTTTTGAATCATCTTCATCCTCATGGGATTCAAAAACCTCCCAATTAGTTACTCTTGAGACATTTCTATCAGATTTATATTCGGGAATAATATTTTTTCTATTGTTTGAAGATCCAACTCCATCCCACACTATATAAACTTCAGTGGGTTCAATTTGCCTAATCATAGCTCCTAAAGATCGAAGGAATCCTCCCAATCCTCCTATATGTGCTCCTTTTTCATTTACAGCATTAATTATTGTAAAATTTCTAAAGAATAGATTTAAGGCATCTATTAATAGTACTCGTCTTTCTTTAGGAGTATCATCCCCTTGCTCTTGGACATTGTCCAAAATTTTTAATAAATCTTTATTGCTCATATTTTATTGTGGTTCTTCAGCAAAAGACTCGATATCCATTTCTGGTGAGTCTTCTTCTATAATATTAAAATCTTCTCCTCCTAATATCTTTTTCCAATCAGCAGTATGATCTTTTTTATATTGTTTAAGAGCTTTTTCATCATCATTAATAAACCCATGAGGGGTCATAACAATTCTACCTTTAGTTTGAACACCATTGATGTGGTTCTTATCAATTTGAATATTTGTACGTTTAGCAAATTCAACTTGTTTACCATCTTTGATTGCTTTAATCTTAGATGTACCAGCGTTAGCAACATTACCAAATGTAATTACAAAAGTAGCATCAAACCACATTGCAAATCCTCCTTTATTCATCAACTTAGGTTGACCCATTGGAGTTGCAGGTTTTTGTGTCCATACTTTGTTAATACAAACTAAAGTATTAGTAAATGGTGAAGATTCTTTACGTGATAAAGTAATACGTTGGTTAACGTTATTTCCAAATTGGGTTGACATCGCACCAGCGTTCCACTCATTGTTATTTTTGTTTGATTTAACAGACATTTCACATGGTACTGAACCAATTGAATCCCACAAAAACATTAAATCTACTGGGAGATTCATTTTCTTTTGTTCATCTATTAAATCTAAAACAAATGCAGCTACATCTTCAATAGTATGAATAGTTTCTCTATCTACATAAAGAAAATTACCTTTATAATCTAAAATTTCACCTGTTTCTTCATCAACAACTTCTTCCACTTCTAATCCCATCATTTTTGCATGTTCCCAAGACCATTTCATCTCTGTAATAATGAAAACAGGCATAATACCACGTTTTTGGGCAGCAACACCTGCTTCTAGTAACGCGGTAGTTTTACCTGTATCTGAATGACCTCTTAACAATACAATGTGACCTAATGGAATACCTGGAACTGATAATACATCTGAAAAAGCATCTGATAGTGGGATCCATTCTTGGTCTTTAAATTTAACATTTGAATTGAGTCCTTTTTTTTCCTTGAATCCATCAAGGTCAAATCCTTTTTTAAGTTCAGAGGAGACTGCTTCCGATAAAGATTTTTTCTTTCTAGCCATAACTTATTTTTATTTATTAAAAGGGTAAACCATCATCCTCTTCCTCATCATCAAACAACTCATCAAATTTATCTACAGGAGCTTTTGAATCTTTTTTAGTTGAAAGAGAATAATTTGATTTAGGTGTTTCCTTAACATCATCATCAAACCCAGATGGAGTTTCAGAAATAATTTCATCTTCAGCTTCTTCAGGGTTAAGGAAATTTTGAAGAATCTTTTTTAAAGAATCAAAATCTTTTTTAAATGGTTTTTGTAGGTCTAAAACATTATCTTGATTTTCTAACCACTCATTCACCTCATCCGCATCCTTACTAAGTGGGGATTCTTTACGTTTAGGTGAGATTGATGCAATCTTAAGAAAAGAACGACCATTCATTTCTCCTGGTTCTACATTTACTGTAAAATCAAATCCTTCAGAAACATCAGTAAAATTACCATAATCCTCATCATCAGCAACACTTAACAATTGTTGATAGACATTTTTACCAAATTCCCAAAGACGAACTCCTTTATCCTCTTCTCCACGAACTACAACTTGCGCAAAATATCTCATTTTAGGATCAAGTTGTTTAGCTAATTTCCAATTTTTGGATTCATTAGTTTTACGTAATTCTTTAACAAATTCTACAATTGGGTCTTTTTCTTCCCAGTTAGTTAAAGCATAGATAGGAAATTTAGCGTATCCATAATGAAGTTGGACTTCTTGAATAGGCCATTCTTTGTTAAACTTAGAAGGGACAATACGAACTTGATGTTTACCTTCGGTTTTGGGTTTCCAATAGACTTTAGTGTAATCTATTTTTTCATACTCCTTTTTCTTTTGTTGAGGTTGGAGAGCCTCCATCTTCTTTTTAATTAGGCTTAAATCCATAATATAACTTGTTTTTTATAATGTATAACTAAATATAATAACCTTTATCTTCTTAACCAAACTTTTTTAAAGATTTATTATCTTATAAATTTTAGTGTTTAGTTGTTTTAACTCATTATGTTGAGTTAATAAAATACAATTTCTATAATGCTGCCAATCAATTGGGAATTTAGTGTCTACAATCCCTTCATTGAGGCTTTTAATAAGAGTATTTAATGCATTTATTGTATAAAGAGTATTAGTTTCTTTTTTTCTATGAACTAATATTGTATTTTTAGGGATTGAAGAAATGTTGCCCTGATCAACATTATATGTGATAACATATTCTTCATTGCTTTTAACTTGAAGAACAAATATCTTTTTATATAAAATATCATAACTATTAGACACCTCATAAATAAGTGTATCTAGGTCGTCTAATTGAGTAAATGTGCAGAATAATCTATTATTCATTGAACTAATGTTATCAAACGTATCAAAATCATACTGGTGATACATATGTTCAAAGGGTGTGAAAGTTTGGTTCATAACTTGTTTTAAAAA